CCCTCTAATTGCACACCGTTGTCGGTATCTAGGTCGTCTTCGTCTTCATCCCAGTAGTTGTTGCTCATAGCAACCCACCCTTCTATTCGTTGTAGTCGCAAGCCTCAGATTCTGGTCGGGGAACCAGCCTGGCTCTTGCTATCGGTCTAGTACGCTATGTGAGGCCGATAGATTCACATAGGATTCTATTTAGAACTGACCTTTACCTGTTTCGGTAAGGCTAGTCTTTGTTAATCCAGATTGTCCTTTAAATCTGGCTTCTTCTTGCGCTGTTACAGACTCTCTTGCTCTCTTAGCAGATGCTAAGCCAAGGAATGCTTCTTGCTCTGCTTGAAGTCTTGTATAATCTTCTCCAGTAGATATGCTTGATAAGAACTCTGCACGAGGTGCAATACCCGCTACTGTTTGATAACCCTTACGAGCCTCTTCTTGAGTAATACCAAATGAAGCAAGTGCTTCAGCACCTAATGCTCCAGATGTTACATTTTCAAATCCTTTAGAAACTTCAGACATAGAACCAAGTCCAGTCTTTAGTCCCTGTATAGCAGCAGCGCCACCAATTTCACCAATCTGAACTTTACGCTTTAGCGCTGGTAGTCCTTCTGCTGGGTCTAATACCGCAGCAACAATATCTGATTGATTTAACATTGGATAATACTCTGCTAGTGCAGCCTTTGTAAATGGGTCAGCATTTTTAACTCTGTCTATTGCTAGACCTACACGGTCAGCAACTTCTGCTGCTGAAATATCATTGCCAATAAAAGCACTTAATCTATCCTTAGTTGCCATACTTGATACACCATAGGATTGAAGAACCTGTGTATATGAACGTTCTGCAGCAAGATACTCTGCAGCACCTAATACTGGTTTGCCTGCAGCAAAACGTGCCTTGTTTGCCGAAAATCTTGTTTGATATGCAACTGCTAGTGGGTCCTTGCTGTTAGGGTCTTGCATAATTAATTGAATAGTATCACTTGTATAACCCTTTTGAACCGCTTCAGTTACTGCCCCACTCAAGTCACCTAAACCATACGAAGAAAGCAATGCGCTAATTGCAGCAATTGCATCAATTTTTTTAGTATCTGTAGTTGGCGTCGTACTTAAAACGGGTGTTGAAGTTGATGCTCCAGTAGCAACAGTTCCGCCTGCTGGCTTTGGTTGAATTGCTCCAGTATTTGGATTAACCTCATAACCAAGTGCTGCTGCTTGAGTTTCTAATTTTTGCGTTTGTACATCTGCTCCAGCAAAGGCTTTTTCAAGCGCTGTTCGCATAATTGGGTCAGATATTTGCGAGACCAAACTTCTTGATTCTTCATAAGTAGGCTTGGCGGTAGCGGTAGGAATAGCCCCAGTTTTTATTATTTCCTGTGCTTGTTGTAAACCAGTATCAGCGTAAACGGCTGCCAGTGCTTTACGAACCGCTGCTTCTTCTGCGGACATTTTAGGGGTTGCCATTAGCCTGCCAATCCAAAGAATTTAGTTAAGTCTCTTGCTAAAGTACCAAGTTGGTCTTGAGCATTCTTTGTAAAACGCCATTTAGGGTCTTTGCGTAAAGAAATTTCATAGTCATATAACCCCATCAAGCCTTTAGGGTCTTTTGCCACACTCTGTAATTCTTTTAAGTCAATAGCATCTGCATCTTCTTCAAGTATATTTGCACGAGTTTGAAGATATGGACTAAGTAACTGTTTTACAGTATAACCTTTATCAATCTTATCTGCTAGTGCAGGAAAGTAAGTTTTGGCCTGTAGGTTAATTAAGTTAAGATTAGCCTTAAGTCTATCTGGAGTAATTGAAGATTCAATGGTAAGTTTTGTAAGAGAATCAGCGTTAAATGGTATACCATTATCAGCATAAGCATTCTTTAATGTTGTATAAGTAACACCAAAATTACCACGTTGAAGTAGTGCAGCAGCCTTAGTGTCACCAGCACTTGCTGCAATAGTTATATTGTTAGCATGTGTAGTTAAATACTTATTAAGTACATTTAAACGCTCTTGAGGAGATACTCCCTGATAAACAATATTTTCGTCTTTACCATAACGTTTTGTTGAACGTGACATTTGAAGTGCTTGAACTTCTTTAGTAAATGCATTAATTAATTCTTTGGGAGCATTTGTACCAAATAGGTTTATAAATGCAGTAGTAAACTCAGCAGTTAATTCTCCAGCAGTAGATACACTTGAAGAGGGTTTTGCTTCTGGATATATAACAGTACCTTGAGTACCAGTACCAGGAGTTGGTTTATCTGCATCTATAGCCTCAACCTTACTCTGGTCTTGACCAGCAGGTGGCTTCTCATTTGGCATTTCTGGGTCTGGATACCAGGAGACTAGTCCATCACCATCTTTATCTTGATAACTGCCTGACACTATTAATCTCCTATCAGAGGGCTAAGAATTGAGTTATAGAATATTGTTGCATTTTCGTTATCCTGGGACAACTTAACCAACAGTTCCTTGGTGTCAGCCCTAGTATCACGCTTAAATATATCTGCTCTATCTGAAGAACCTTGTACTCTACTAAGAGTAGCATTCATATCATCATATGCTGTAATCATAGCAGCAAAAGTTTCGCCGAGAGCCTTATTTGGGGCCTTGCCTGCCTTTAATAAAGCCTTCATATCATCGATTACTTCAACTCTGCGTCTATTACTCTCACCAGTAGGAGTTATTTGAACACCTAATAATGGATATGCAGTTAGTAATCCTTTTTGACGACTTGCCAACTCTTGTCTCCAGTAACGTTTTTCGTTTGGATTAGTTGCTGCTTGAATCTTAGGATTAAATTCATCATTTAAAGCGTAATATGCCATCCTAGCAGCAGTAGTTGCAGCCTCACGAATAAAGTTTTCTTTACCCTCTGCAACTGCTGGATTTAATGGTTGGTTAGATATAAAACCTTTGCTCTTTAGATAAGAGTATGAACTTAAATCAACGGTTCCGCTTACTGGGATAAAGAATGAACCAGCATCTCTATGTTCAATAAGTAACTTCTCATTCTTGCGAACAAAATCTTCGGCCTCAATTGTTTTACGGAATGAAGCAAATCCTGTAGTATCTCTAGCAAAGTTAGTGTAAACTAATTTAGATGGATAAAGTTTGGCAAAGGAAACAAGAGCCTTATTTAAGGCATTTGGTTGGCCTTCGTATTTCTTCATCATCTTTTGGAACTCAGAATCCCAGGTAAACACACCAGCATCAATAAGTTCTTTTGGAATTTCTTTTGTATCAAATGCTTGAATTGAAGCAATTGTACCTTGACCCATTATTAACTTTACAGCATCAATATTTCTGGCTTGGATTGCTACATTCTCATAGAATGATTGAAGGTCTTTTGCATTCGTTGGACCATTACCAGTCGATACCAACAACTTGATTGATTTCACTGCAGATGAAAATCTTGATTCGCTGTTTTCAGTTGAACCAGCAAGATAATTATAGGCACGTCTAACATTTGCTGGTGCTATTTTTTCCCAGGCTGGAGCATCTGGATTTAATGTACCAGTTATGCTTTGTTCGTAACCCTTTATATATTCACCAATGAATGGTAGGTTAGTCATAGCATCTACAGCAAGTGATGCTAATGGGTTAGAAAGAGTTGGGTTCCAAAACTCAGGGTCCAGAGATGGTGTTAACATCTTTACATATCCGCCAAAATTAACTGGCATTGGAGTATAGGATGTTAATCCCATTAATGATAAAGTTCTAACAATTGCGCCTGCAAATAGGTCATCACCTGGGTAGGTAAAATACTTCTGGCCTTTGTCATCCTCATGGATAAATCCAGAATCTTCAAATGTCTGGTTAAGGATTGCAAGACGTACCAGTCCACGCTTTTCGTATTTAACTAAACGTCCAGCACGGCGATAAAAATCTTCAGTTGCACGATAGTAACGACCAAGTGTACGTAGGCTATAAGCCAAATTAGTACGAACATCGCCATTATCAACGAATCCTAATGTTCTGTTACGAGCAAGGTTCATTGCGGTCTCATGTGCAGAAGCACGTGCTATCGAATCAGCACCTTCTTCACCAAGATTATTAGCCATAAGGCTCTTTTTGGTATTTGCTTCTGTTTTCATTAATTGCTTGCGGAACATAAAATAGTTTGCAAGAGTAATTGGTTCTCTGTCAAGCAAAGCAATTTGCTTACCCATCCAACCATAACCAGAGTTAATTGTTCTGTATATTATTTCTGGAGCATTTTTTCCAGTTAACGGAACAATTTCTCTGCCCATAAGAGTTTCTGGACGAGAATAAGGTTTATCTTTTGATATTTTTACTAAATCATCAATAGTAAAATTGTCCATGCCACCCTTATTGCGAATAGCGGTTACTAATTCCATATTAATACGGCCAGAAAAATCTCTTAATGCGTATGATGCATCAGCATAGATATGTGCTGCTAAACTTTCGGCGCCTTGTTCTGCATATATTGCAAACTTCCTAGCAATATCATTTCCTGGACCTTTAATGTAATCAACAAGTTTATTAATTACTACATCTTGTTTCTTGCCAATATTCCACAGAACAATATTTCCAAATTGACCATTTGGACGTCCAACTGTATTATTAAGTTCAAATAACCAGTGAAAAACCGCTTTATCGTTCATGCTTGAAAACTCGCTGAACTCACCTTTGAAAGAAAGTCCCTTTAAAGCCTCTTGATTTTGCACATTGAATCTTACAGATGGACCAAACTCTTTTAATGACTTAGCCATTTCTTCTGCTTCAGTATATGGACGCTCTGCCTTAACGGTTGCTCCATTAAGTTCATCAAGAACTTTATATCCTTCAAACTCTGCAAAGTCTCCAGCCCACTTGGCTGTATTTATGCCATCTTGTGTGTTAAGAAAAGAAGGTTTAAATTTACTTAAAAGCATAGAATGTGCAACTGCTTTATTAATCATTACTGGATTATCCTGCATTGCAATTTGTTGCTCTTTGCTATAATGTCTTCCAAAAATTTTATATACGTTATTGTAAATAAATCCTAGGTTTCTATCTTCTTTTTGGTTTCCAAGAACGGTTGTTTTTATTCCAGCAGGTCTTGCAGCACGAATTGCTCGAGACGCACGACGTCCTTTTAGATAATTTCCAAAGCCTTCTGCTCCAGCAATTACACCAAACATGCCAAGTTCTTCTACTGAAGAACGAAGTCCAAGACGTGGATAAAGGTTTAAGAAAGACCATCCATCAGCAAGCCCTTTGCTCCAAACACTGTTGGTGGCTTTGCCAAATAGAGAAGTAAAAATTCCGCCACGTTTTGCTATCTCACGCCACTCTGTAAAGTCAGGCAATGAACGATAATCGCTTAATTGGTACTGACGGATAGCACGAGGCGTACCATCTAAAGTTTGACCAGCATTAAATGTATCTAAGAATATGTTATCGGCAGTCGCCACATCGTCAATTTGATTGACTTCAATTTCTTTAATTTTGCCTTTAAGTTCTTTTTTAGTTTTTAATTCTCTACCAAGTCTTGCAGAAACAATTTTAAGTTCATCATCAATTGCATTAACACGGTCTAGGTCTCCAACAGCAAGTGCATCTGCCTTATCAGCCTTAAGTGCTTTAGAGCGTTGAGTATACTCAGCAATCTTAGCGTTTACAGAAGCAATAAGGCGGACAGCCTTGCCTTCTGCATTTGCTGTAGTAAGAGCCTCTTGCACTTTTTTACGTACACCTTTAGGTGTAGTAAGTGCAGAGCCACCTTTTATTGTTCTAAGAACATCTGCAAGGTCGCCTACATCAACAGAACTTTGGCTTGGTGAATAAAGTTCTTTTGACATGTCATCAAGTTTAGAAAGAGCAAGTCTACCCTCATTAGATAGGTTAAGTCCCATACCATTACCTAATGTTTTAAGTAAGCCCTTAAATATAAGAAGACGGTCACCCTCACTAGCATTTAACCAAATGGCCCGCATTTGGCCAGCAGATGTTTTGTCAAGAACTGTTCGTGCTAATCTAAAAATTTGAGTTGCGCTAGAAGCATCACTAATGCTAATGATTCGTTCATTTACTGGTGCGATTGCAAATGCACGAACTACTCTATCAATTTTAGCAAGTGTTGACTTGTCTTTTAATGTATATACCTTAGGGATACTAGTTTCTTCAAACCCTATTTTCTTTGCCCAAACTAATGGGTCTAAAGAAAATTGTTTAATAAATTCTTCTTGAGTTTTAGTTACATCAAGTGCCGAATAACGCTTAGTTCCTAAAGTATTAGCAACTATATCTTTGAACCAACTGTTTGCAGCACGAGTGCGACTCATGTATGGTACAAGGGTATCTTTACCAGCAATTCCAGTATTACCTGATAAAATTGCCGTAAAACGTTCACCATTTCTAAAGTATGTTAGAGCATCATCAGCGTTGCGAACATCGGCTTTAGCCAAATCATTAACTACATTAATATTGATTTCGGGAAATCTATCTTGTAAACGATTAAGGGCTTGAGCCTTAGTTGGTAAATCTCCATTACGGAATGTTTCAATTAACTTTCCTGCTTCGTCCCAATAATTGCGAACCTTAACCCTTGTAAACGCTTGCTCAAGAGGAATAGTGCCTTCGCCAACTTTGATAAATCCATATTTGGCAACCATTAGTCCACGATTTATTTTACCACCAATAATTAATGGGTCAAGAGCAAAAGTTACAGTAAAATCAATTGGTGCAGAGATAGCACTAAATAATGCTCTTGCTTTTCCATCACCTAAAACTGCTTGCTCATACTCGTGAGGTAATAATGAAATTATTGCACGGGCAGCATCACGTCCAGGACTTAGTTTAGATTTTTCAAATCTTGCTACAGCATTAGAAACTTCTTTAAGTGCTGCTTCGTCGCCACTTACATAACGATTGATTAAATCTAAAACTCCAGGGTTATCTTGATATTGCTCAAAATTCTCAATTAAGTCTTCTTTAGAAGCAAGTAATCTACCAACATATGAAGCAGCGGGAGTTAAATCTTTATTAAACTCAGCAACTGCTTTTTCGTCAAATACTCTATTTGGTGCAGCAGCCTGCTCCCAATATTTTCTCCATGTTGTAGAATCATCTGTTGGAAGAGCATCTTCTCCGCCAGGAAGTAATTCTTTAAATCCTTCTACAGTATATCTAAGTTGGGCTTTAATTGCGTTCTCACCCTCAGCAGCCGCTAAACTAGCAGCCATATAAGGTTGCTTAATTAACTTCTCTTGAGGGCGTACTAAAAGTTCTAGTCCCTTTTCAACTTTAGTAGCAGTCTTGCCACCAACTTCAGTCTCTGTAAATTCATTGTATAAACCTTTTACGCCACCAACAACCGCTTTACGAGCAGCCTCAAGTCCACCCAATGGACTAAATGTTGAAAGATTCTTAACGGCATCAATTGCTGTAGTTCCGCCACCATACCAAACAGCGCTCTTAACAGAGGATAGAATATTTCCTAAAAAACTTTTATCTTCTTTAGCATACTTTGGACTATAGATTGATGTCAGAGCATCACGAGTAACCTTGTCCATAGCCTGAAACTTTTTATAAGCATCTGCTTGGGAAAGTGATGTTAATTCATTGTGCTTGTTGCGTAGTTCAACCATTGCAGCAAGTTGATTAACTTCATTCTTTGGAAGAGCCTTCTGGGCAACAGCAGTTGCTATACCAGGAGAAGACTCAGCAATTTTAGTTAACGGTTTGTCCTTCTCGGCCATTAAAGACCTCGTGAGGCAACAAAGTTATAAAGGTCTTGTACTTCTCCCGTAGGGTCAATATCAATCATTGACGCAAGAACCTCAGACAATGAACGTTCACGAGGTAAGTTAAGTGCTTCACTTCCTGGGCCTGCACCAAAATCCATACCAGCAGTTAATGGTTCATCTGCTCTCTCGGTAGGGGCAGTTAAAGGTGTAATAGGTGGCATCATAGCAGCAAGAGGATTTGCATTTGATGAAGAAGGTTTATTTGGTCCAGCCATTGGCGCACTTTGTTGTTGTGCCATAGTTGTCTGTCCTTCACCATATGGAAGGCCTGAAATGTAACGTGCAGGTTGTGTTCCTGATTGTCCCGCTCCACCAGTTGCTGATACATTTGCAGGATTGTTCTGTGGTGCAGTTGGGCGGTACCCGCCTCTGTTCTCTGCCATAGTTCCTCCTACTTAATTTTTCTAGGTTGTTCTTTTGATATATATGGACCTGCTGTAAATGCTGTAAGTTTAGATGCAATTTCCATTGCTTCGTATGCATCTGCTCCAGCATATAGAGCGCCTAGTGCGTATGTAGCACCAGAGCCTGCAGCGTATACTCCATCTGCAGATTTGCTTATTGATAACTCTTGGTCGACATCAAATATCTCTCCACCAACAGCCATAATAAATTGAAATCTATTTTCTTTTGTATCTTCTTCAAAGTTATAACCATTCTCTGCCATACACTTACGCAAAGAAGGCATAGCCTTCACAATCATAAAATGATATAAATCTTCTCTGTCTTGCTTAGTTGGAACTGGTGGTTCCCAGATATGTTGTGCAATATCGCAAGGAAGTGTTTCTCCAGAACCAGCAATTAAAAACATTCCATTCTCAGAAATCTTCTTAACTTCAGGATGAGAATAAATTCTACCATCAGCATCAGTAGTCTGACTGTCAGCAACTATGAAACAGCGGTCTTTATGTTCTATTCCTATAATCGTTGTCATTGTCCCCTACTTAGTTGTTAGGCCTTAGTTACTACTCTTCCGCCTGCTTTTCCACTTGCGGTTAAACTTGAAAGAATTGTTTGAATATCTGGTGGTGCAGTTGGTGCAGTCATTGGTTCACCTTGAGGAGGACCTCCTACTGGTGCGCCAGCGGGAGCAGGGGACGTTTGCTCAACCATAGTGCTAGGGGCCTCAGCAGGAGGAACTTGTTGCTGTGGAGCAAAGGTAGCCTCAATAGCATCTTCCAATGCTTGTCCCTTTTGGCGTGCTTTGATTACGGCAGCAATCTTTCTTACGACTTCAGAAGCATCCTGTCCCTGCGTAGCCATCTGTGGTATTGCTTGTGTATAAGCGGTTAGAGAACCTAGTAATGCTGCTCTCATATCTTCAATTTCAATTTTCTCAAGTTCCTGTGTTACGTTAACAGTAAATGGCAACTCACGCATAGCCATATCCTTAGAGATTAACTTGCCTCCAAGAGCCTGTAGCATAAAGATAAGACCTTGGGCTGGGTTAAGACCAGCAAGCATTCCGTAACGGACATCTGCTGAGTAATCGTTTTTGATGTCTTTAGTTGGCTTGTATGTGATTTCATATGGTGAACCTGAATCTACACCACGAATAGTTTTTTCTTCTGGGAAGATTGTTTCATCAATTTCAAAACAGATACCAATAACATCACGTAGTGCTGCTGCAAAGATTGCTTGGGCTGATTTAACCTGTGTATCAAATGCTCCCATAAGAGCCTGTACACCTTGACCAGTAACGATAGATGCATCAATGTTTCCAGTACGTCCTTCTGGATAACGAGCACCAACTCTAAGTTCTTGGTTAAGTAAATTCTGTTCTGTAAATGCGCCTTGTGGTAGTGTAAGTTCCACACGTCGAACACCCGCTGGGTTGGCAGTACGGATAACCGCATCGCCACCCAACTGGAGTTCTTGTACATCTTGTGGAAGTACAATTGGTGCCTGTACTGATTTCTCCGCTGCTTCCATTGCCAATAAGGCGAAACGGTTGCGGAGTAATTGAATTCCAAGTACATCATCAAACTGTCCACGTAGGTCACCATCAATAGATGGTTTACGTGCTACAACTATCATCATCTTACCAAGAGGATTCTTGGCTTGTGATAAAATTAAATTATCTTTTGCTGGAACATATACAACTGATTGGTCTTTATCGTAGTAGCGAATAATTTCTACTTGACCATTTAGGTCTTGCTTATATCCCATTCCGCCAAGTAGTATGTTGTCATACTCTGGGAATTGTGCTACTAACTCGCCAAGTGTCATTGTATAGCGTTTTGCAAATGCTACACATCGTCCATAACGGTCAAACTCTGGATACGCACCAATTGGGTTCTCTATGCGGATACGAGGAAGTTTTGCCTCATCATCTAACTCTATAACAAATGGAACGAAGCCGTAGGTTATATACCAGTCTGCTCCTGAGTACATTTGGACTGAGAGGTCTGAGTGCGAAAAATAATTACTAGCAATACGAGTACGCTTATCGGCAAAAGTACGAGCACGGTCACTGACCTGATTAGCGGCTGAGCAGTTAACCGCTGGAAGAGGCGCCATAACCTCCGAAAGGTCCCTGGCAACGATATCAATAAAATTTGCAACGACATTAGCATCTACACCATCTGGAAAGAAGTCAGGATAGACTTCGGCAATTTTTCCTTTACGAACAGCAAGAACGTCAAGATTACGGGCATCTCTTTCGCTGTTTCGATAACGTAACGATTGTACTCGTGCCGATATCTGTTCAATTGTTAATGCCATTAGTTTCCTATCCGTAAGTTTCTTGCCATTGCTCTGCAAAGGCTTCGTCTAAATTAAGTGAACCTCTATTGGACTTTTGCGCCCTAGTAGCCCATCTGTTATTCTGGTATTGACCAATCCTGCTTGATGTTTGCATAAGTTCTCTACAACGGATAACGGCAAACCATAAGGCCATTACACAGTCGGTAGGGTTCTTAGTATCAGGCTTCCAAATAATAAGTTGCTGTACTAAAGACTTAAGACCCTCAGAGCCTTCATTAGAAGGTAACTCTATTAGGTTGTTATCTTGGAATCTACCATCCCTGGCTGAGCCGAAAAGGCTTGCCATAGATGCTACACCAAATCCAACATCCCATTTGTTTTTGCCAGTAAAGTGTGAGTTAAGTTGACATCCATAGGATGCTAGGTAATCACGCAACTCTGTATCCATAGCATAGTACTTCTGGTGGGCGTTAATTTCAACCCTAAACTCTTGTGGCTTAAATCTTTCCACCCACTCTTTAATAAGAGCGTTTTCCTTCTGTGGGGAAGGGTCAACCATATTGACGCAATCCAAAACGTAAATTTTTCCATCTGCACGATTATAAGATACTGCTACGAAAGCAGAACGTCCCGTTACCGCAGGGTCAAAGCCAATAATGGTATAGGTTGAATCTATGTTCTTGGGATGTCCCGCCGTGTCTTTTCTAAGCGGTCCACGCTTTCGCATACCGTTAACACATCCTGCAACAATTGTTGGCGAGAAGATGGAGTCGGATTGGACGTCTTCTTGTTGGTAGACCATAGCCCAGACTGACGGAGCCACTTCAGACCGCCTTGTAAAAAGCGAAGGTCCATCCCATTTGGGATATAGTCCTTGCTCATTAGATTCGTCCTTGTCTCCTTCTGCCCTGTCTGTCCAAGGCCAAAGTGTTTTCCAGTTCTTTGGGTTCTCATCAAATTCTAATACTGATGGCATAGCCATATATGTAAATGGAGATTTGCCACCTGTCCATTGGTCGCCATCTCGAATCATCTTATATAAATCTATAGGTGCGACACGGGTTCCTACAATAAGCAGTTTACCGTGCCGCCCTAGGCGGGTGATAACTTCTTTTTGAAGCCATTCAATTTGCTTCTCCCACTCATGGGCATTTGCGTTCATCACCACATCGTCAAGGATAATCAGGTCAGCACGAGCACCATAAATCTGTGACCCGAATCCTAATGCTTGAACAGTTGGGTCCTTCTCACCTGAGTCACGTCCTGCGCCCAAGTAAATCATGTCGGCTGACCAGGTTGGTGAATCTGCTTTGTAGCCACCGTTAGGTCCAAAGGACACCTGGAGTTTGGTCCAGTTAGGATGACTTAATCTTGTCTTAATTGCAGATAGGAACTTACGTGCCATACCTTGCGTCTTTGATACAATAATGATTCTAACGTTAGGGTCTACTGCTAAACGGTAGGTAACGTAGTTGATTGTAAGTACTGTTGACTTAGCATGCTCTGGCGGTACGTTAATAAGTACACGATTGGTAGCAGCCTTTTCATAGGTCATAGCAGGGTGTAGGAATCTTGGTTCCTTACCCTCAATTAAATCTACCCATGATAGGTGATGGTCAAAAAGTTTAGTCTCTAGGAATTGCTCTGAGAACTCCTCAAAGGTTATATCCTTAAGATTGGCTAGGTCTGATTTGACACCTTTGCCAGATAGGCGAGCCTTGTCGGCTTTATCCTTAAAGTCAGGGTCTGCCATTGACCATTGGCGGAAGGTAACATCGTTCCTACCCACAGCCTTCATAGCATCTACTACGGTAGAGCCTTGGGCTAGTAATTCTAAGACCTGCTTCTGGGCGGCATCCTTAGGGATGTTTTGTACCCCTGGCTTACGACCCAAGATTGCCCCCAATAACGCTTATTTAACGGTACCCATAAACGGGCAGACTATCCCCAATATAATTATAAATTATAATATTATATATAGGAGGAGCGGAGTCTTAAACGGAGCGACTCCGTATATTATATATATACTATAGATAACCTGTTCAAAGTACTAAAACCGAACAGATAGGTAATAATTACGCTCATTCTGAGCGTATAATCTATATATATCCCCCCTATTATATAACAGAAATTTATAGGTAGACAGTACAGTACCACACCGAGCCTCAGTTAATAACCTCTGGGTCAAAATCACACACTCTCTATTGTGGTGTGTAGGTATTGCAGGCAAAGACTAAGGCTAATAGTGGTGATTAGACTATCCAATAAACATATTTTAGGGGGGTATAAAGATAAATATAAATACAAAAGCAAAGACAAGATTAAAGGACTAAAGACTTTTATTAGATTAAAAACAAAAGACAAAAGATAAAGGACTAAAGACAATTTAACCCAACACAAACCTTTTGCCGACACGCCCGACCTCGTTGCTCAGGTAATTCTCAGGAAACTATCAGCAACCTAACTGCGCCAAATCGAACAGGTGTTCGAATAATCGGTGTGATGTACCTAACAAAAAAACTTTGAGAAATATCCCAAATAGCCTTGCCTTATGTCTGCCAAAATGAGAGGATTATCCAGTAATCAAATAGATTACGAAGTGTATTAAATTAATACACTAAATGTCCGAAGGGTAAAACCAAATGAAAACAGCACCAAAAGCAAAAGCACCAAAAGCAAGCGCAACAATCTCAAATGTTGTTGTTGACGCTTATTCTAAGTTAATCAACTTAGAAGGCGAGCAAGGATTTATTGCCCTATGCGTAAAACGCCTAAAGGCAAACACCTCAAGCGTGAGAGATATCCAAGCCAGCATTGAGAAGGCAAACGGAACAGCACCAACAATTAGGGCAAGCCATGTCCAGTATTTTATCACCATGCAGGAGATATTGGATAAGACAGCAGGTGCAAAATCGGTATCAATCTCCGAATTGATTAAGATGGCGCAACGCCTACAAACTGCCGTTGGCAAATCCGAGGTTGAGGCAACATTGGAGAAGGTTGCCGACTATGCCCAACTAGCCAGCGAAACCCCAACGCTACAAAAAACCCGTGAACGCAAAAATGCTAAAGCAACGCCAGCACCAGCCAGCGTTGAGAATATCTTTAGCAAAACAGTTAGCGACTTAAAAGCCCTAAAGGGTAATGGCTCATGGGATGCAATCAAGACTAGCGACCTGCAAACCCTTGCAACCCTTAACGAATTATTAAAGGTAATCGCAAGAAACTCAGCACCAGCCAAAACCAAGTAAAAAAAACCAAGATAGCCCCCGAGAAATCGGGGGTTATTTTTTGCCCAAAAACGACACGCCCGAGTGCGTTGTAAAATTTTGCCCAACACAAACTTTTGGGGAGTGCGGGAAGTGTGCGCCTTGACCCAAAAAAATCCGCCAAAACAAACTTTCAGAATTGGCGGGTGGCGTGTGCGCTGATGGGCGGATGGCTGGCGTGGCATGGCTCACAGGCGGATAGGTGTATTAAATTAATACAGATTAAAACCCGAATATCCTTGACTAGTTGGCAGATGAGAGTATAGTTATCTTATGGAGTTAAAACCGCTTATTGAGTGTATTAAATTAATACAGTTAATATCCGCTAGGTGCTTGACTTCATGGCATAAGAGAGTAAGATTATCTTATGAGGTTAATTACCGATTACAGAGTGTATTAAATTAATACACTTACCGAGAGAGAGGATAGGTCATGAACACAGCAGAGTTAATCAACTCTATTGATGAGGTTGCTGAACTAACTAAGCAACTGCTTCATGATGAGATAGAACGCAATAAGCAAGAGCAAGCAAATCGTAATCGCCCGAACTACGATTATCTAAGGGCTATGGGGTTGCTATCATGAGTGGCGACGATATAGCATTAGACTTTATGAGTGAGGATGAGGTTGCCGAGATACTCGCCACCGAGGAGTTATTAGAGGTTGATATGGATACCTTCGACGAGTACGATGACTTGCTTATGGATGCTGAGTTGGACTCGGACACCAACTAACGGCTGGATAGCCCACGCTGGTGCGTGTGTACATAGGTTCGATTCCTATGGTGGGCACTAGTGTATTAAATTAATACACTTAACTAACGAAAGGTAATCATGTACATAGAGATAACAGACACGATAGCAATAGTAATTGCGCTAAGTGTAAGCACTACACTAGTCATCACTACCGCTATCAAAAATGCTAAACTAACTCGCAAGTTGCGTGAGTTAAGTGTCAAGTAGAGAGGTAGACTTCGCCAATGATGTTATCCTTGCGTTATCTAGGGATGAACTAGAAACTATACGGGAAGCATTACGGCAATTCTCTATAAATAATAATCGGCATGGGTTTGAGGCTCGTGCTAAGCATGCCGATACTTTACGGGATAAAATTGTAAACATTATCCTAGATAGTGTTCAGCGTAGACTTGACAAGTCTAAGGAACTAGTGTAAATTAGTTCATGTAAGTCAGTAAGCCTAGTGTATTAAATTAATACATTAGATTTCAAGAGAGGATAGGTTATGGATACTATTGATGAAGTAGAAGTCAAGCAGAGTTGTATTGCTTGCGATACTGAATTAGATAGTAATAGTATATTCGCAACTGCTAGCGGTGATACTGTCTGCGAGAGTTGTATGGTTCTATGCGAGAGTTGCGAGGATATACTAACTGTTGATGATGACTACAATTCTGTCGAAGGACAGACTTGGTGCGAAACTTGTACCAATAATAATGCTCATTGGTGCGACCTGTGTGATAGTTATTTTACAGGTTATACCTATGGCACAGATGATAGTAGTGAAGTTATGTGTGAGAGGTGTTATGAGAATAATACCACTTACTGCGAGGATTGTGATGCTACCTATCTAAATGGTTGTGAGTATAACCATGACGAGGATAATGACACTCGATTAGTTCATGATTATTCATACAGACCTGACCCTAAGTTCCATAGTGCCGAGGATGAGAATACTAGGCTATACTTTGGTATAGAAGTTGAGACAGAAGTCCGAGGTGGAAGTTATGAAAACCGCAGATATGCAGCCGAGTATGCGGTTAGATTAGAGCAAGAGGGATTAGCCTATCTAAAATCTGATGGCTCACTAGAGTGCGGGTTTGAGATAGTATCGCATCCAATGACTCACAATTATTTCATGAACAAGGCTAGTGTGCTATGGAATACCATAGGTACTCTTAAGTCTGACTATGATATGATGGCGTGGGGTACAAAGACTTGCGGTTTGCATATCCATATATCTCGTGCTGGGTTTAATGGTGGTTCGCATCAGCATAGATTCCTGCAATTAGTCTATAATAACAAAGACTTTTATGAGGTACTTGCTGGTAGGTCATCTAGTCATTGGGCTAAGTTTAATGATAACATTGACCCTGATACTGGGCAGAAATCCCTTAAGCATAAGTTCCAGCGAGGTGGTAGCGACAGATACTCTGCCGTTAATACCAATAATAGACAAACACTAGAGATGCGTATCTTTAGAGGTAGTCTAAACACTAGGTTCATCAAGTCCTGTATTGACTTAGCGCATGCCAGCGTTGAGTTTACAAGAGTGATGAGTGTTCCCGAAGTACGCAACCACAAGTTAGACTGTATTAATTTAATACAGTATATCCGAGAGAGAGCAGAGTTATATCCTTCTCTTAATCAAAGATTAAATGCAATGTCCAATGTAATAGAAAAAATAGAGAGGAAAGAATATGTGCCTACTGGTAGTAAGTTCTCCGAATAGTACACCTAAGCGCAAAGACTTAGAGTGTGCTTCATGTAATAATCCGCATGGCTTTGGCTATGCAGTAATTGCTGGTAATAAAATTATTACTGGCAAGGGTATGTCTGCTAAGAAAATCATCAAAGAGTTCCTAGCGGTGCGTAAGCAATACCCAAATAGTTATGCTATGTATCATGCTAGATTTGCTACGCATGGTGTTAAGAATGATGAGAATTGTCATCCGTTCAAGGTGGATGGTAGCGACCTTACATACTTAGCGCACAATGGCATACTAGATGTACATATCGAGCCTACTGACAAGCGTAGCGATACTCGCATATTTGCCGAGGATATCCTGCCGTCAATGGGTGGCATTACAGCATTAGATAATCCTAATCTGTACGGCATGATAGAGAAGTGGTCTACGGGTAGCAAGATTGCTGTGTTTACCTTAGACCCGAGGGCTGAGTATGACTGCTATATTATCAACGAGGACTTAGGTCATTGGGATAATGACGGCAACTGGTGGTCTAATGACGGCTACAAACCTAGTACTTGGACTAACCTATTCAAGAAGGGTCAAGACTATTATGACTTAGACGATATTACTGGCGATGAAGAAAACTTTGCTTGCTGGAGTTGCGGTCTGACAATGCTAGAGGATAGTGATACATACTATTGCTACGCTTGTGCTACCTGCTTCGACTGTGGCATGGTTCAAGATGCTGGTTGCATGTGCTGGACTCCTGAGAGGGATGCGTCAGCCCGACACAAACAATTAACGGGGGTATACAATGGACAATATGACTTTGGCTTCTAAAGAGGAAGTCAGAAAAGTAATTGTAGAGTTAATCTCTATTGCTAATTTGCATGATGAGAGAGATGATGCTATAATTGCAGAAGCAAGACTACTATTGCAAAAGTTGCAGTAGTGTATTAAATTAATACAGGGAGGATAGCATGAAGTTAAAAGTACATGACCCTAGCGGTGATGTGATAGCAGAGGTGTATGATTATGCTGCTGGCGCATTACTGATGAGCCTATATGGAGATGGGTCTCATATTTCATATAGAGGTAAAGCATTATGGCGTGAAGGCATAGATGGTGAAGGTGCCGAAAGTTATGATACAACAAGTATGACAATAGATAGCAGACTAATAGAGATGGGAGTACAAGTTGACGGCTGAAGTGACTCGTGAGGAAATACTAAATAAGTATATGGTTCAATCAAGTGGCATAGAGTCAACTGGCTGGACTAAGCATATTAGATTACATACTGGCGAGATTAATGGCGAGTATACTGGTAGACTTTATTGGGATTCTAATGATGGCTACAGGATGATGTGGGATAATGATAGGATGCCCAAAGAAGCGTACAGACCTGAGTTTGAATATGTACTTGATTGTATAACGGAAGGGAACAAGTAATGGAATCCATAGATGAAGTATTGTGGGAAGCAAAAGTTAGAAAGATGGATGTTGGCGATATGGGTGATGAGGAAATCAAAGCCTTGCAATTAGAACTAACAAATGCTGTAAGAAGAATTACATGGGATTATGGAGTGCATAACTAACTGTATTAAATTAATACACTAAGGAGGATAGTGTGAGTGAACCAATGTACTTACAAGGTGATGACTACGCCTTAAATGGAACAGAGGATGACATAGATGAAAATGATACTGGATTACCCGACAGAATGTGGGAGGATGAGGAATGATTAATGGCAACTGTACGGGAGACAGTAATCCCGACTGGTGGTTTCCTGAAGTTCCAATAGGTAGAAGCAACCCTGAAAACATTAAAAGAGTTGCGTCTCAGATAAACTATGCGCTACAATTATGTGCTACCTGTCCTGTCAAACAAGCATGTTTAGAGGAAGGTATGAAGATGGAGAAAATGCCATCAGGTAAAACTGGTTGGGGTAATCTACCATTTGGAATATGGGGTGGAACTATGGCTGCTGAGAGATTAGCATCTATGGGTATAAAACCTAGCACCTCTAGGAGTAGTGCTTCTTACCAAGCATACAAATTATACAGTCTAACAAAAGACCTAATAAGGCGGTGAACCATGAAGAAATTATTGCTATTATTCATAGGAATATTTTCTCTTGCTGGAGTAACGAGAGTAGAAACATTACCACAACCAAGAGAGTGGACAGTCAATGATAGTAAACTATATGCAAGAGAATCTTTGCTTGCATGGCAACATAATCAATGGCTGTGCCTTGATAAATTGTGGACCAAAGAATCCAACTGGAGGCACGAAGCCTACAACAAGCAACCAGTATATCAAAAGGGTGAGGCACTATATGCGGGAGGAATCCCACAGATTCTCGGGCTTTCGCCCGACACAAACCCAACTGAGCAAATTGATAGAGGATTGGATTATATAATCTATCGATATTCAACGCCATGCAAAGCATGGAAGTTTTGGCAAAAGAATGGATGGTACTAGTGGCGTCGTATGACTATCTGTGCCCTTTTGGAAATGAGATGATAACTATTGAACGTGGTATGACAGAGGAAGAAGTTATACCAATATGTGAGAACTGTAATACGGAAATGAAGCGGGTGTATCATGCACCACCAGTCAAATTCAACGGGACTGGCTTCTACTCAACAGGAGGATAAATGGACGAATCAAAAGAAGATGCACAACTAAGAGAAGAGTTGATTGCAAGCATTATGCATTCAATAAGTATAATTAATTCTAATATCGAGGAGTTAAAAAAAGATGACAAAGAACTCTAACTGGGACTTAGACTTGCGTGATGGTGAGTTAGGCGAGAGTAAACTTGCTGACCTGTTGCGTATGGATACAGTAGAAGTTAAGACAGATAGACGCTGGATAGAGACAGGTAATTTATTTATAGAGGAGTCTTGTTTCTATCAGGGAAGTGGACAATGGGAGCCGTCTGGACTAGCAGTAAGCAGGGCTACTCATTGGGCTTTCATACTTGATAACAATGTAATTATTACGCCAATAGACCATCTAATTAATGTGGTTAGAGACTATGGTAGACCTATTGAGAATAAGCAACCACCTAATCAATCTAAGGGGCATCTTATTACACCAGCACAGTTAATTAATTATAAGAGAGTTAAGAACGAAGAGTTTGATAGGGCTGGGGAAGCGTATAAAAATTATATGGAACAGGAGTATCCAATCTGATTGAGAAAGTATTAATTATCTTCAAACCCATCGTTGTTCCCATCCTCGTCATGATGCTCATGCTCTACGGCTGGATTCTCTTCTTCGGTATCTTGGACCTTTTCTTCAGAGTCCTCATCTAACCAAGGTCTGAATCCACCAACTCTATTAATAAGTTTTTTAATGGCACGATTGTGACGCATGCGAGCAGCATCCTCACTACCTAAATTCATCTCGGTAGCGATGGTGTTGTAGTCAAAAGACTCGGCGTATTTATGAAACAGTACAGTCCTATCCTCTGTGCTGAGTTTATGATACGCCTTGTCTATTTCAATCATCATAACCATCATATTACCGCCCTCAGCAGGGGCTGGAGGCTTGCCAGGACCACCAAGATTTAACTTCTGAGTAATGCCTATATCCCCACGAATTACAGCAGGTAGCAAGGCTTCAATCATAACTGCATCATAATAAAATACATCTGATGTTTCATAGCCAATAGACTTTGCTTTCCATCGTTGACAGTAATCTAATGCATCATTACGAAGTGAACGATAGATTAAATTCTTAGCATCTTTCTTGCCAATGGCTTCCCATTCTTTTAACTTATTGGGATGCTCAACGAACCATTGATATAGTGATTGCCTGATGTCATCAAGTTCAACCATATCATATTTTCTATGGTACTCAGCAGAGACTGCTTGAACAATATAATCCCACTTCTCTATGGTAGACCAGTCCATATCTACCACCTCCAAGTTTTACCTTCAACAGTAAATGACCTATTCACAATAGGTACTAACTGTGGTACTACTGTCTTGCCATCAACGTGAAGGATACCAAAGCCTTGTTGCCACGTAAACAATCCAGCCTTAATATATTTTGCACTATTATAATTCATTAAGTTGCCTAGTTCTAATCCCCAAACAGTCTTAGGTTTACCACCACGATACGTTTGAGTATGATGAGTCAAACCCATACGATGCGTGTGCCCACAGACTACTGACATACCTGAGCGTTTTGCTAAGCCCAATGCAGTAGCGCCAGCAGTAGGTTGTACGTTGCCTTCATCACCATGCATTAATAACCAACCAGGAGCCAGTTCATATGGGTCTTTATGGTATTTAATTTCTAGTTCATCAAGACCCAAGAAGTTTTCTAACTGCAACTCAGGCAAGCCAAGTAATCCTGGCGCTCTCATAGCAACTGTATTAAATAATCTATCTGTATGATTACTTCTAATCATATGTTCAACAGTTAAGTCATAAAGAACTTGACGAGTTAAATCTCTATCACGTCCAATAGAACGCTCAAATTCTAACTCAGTTCCCTTACTCCATTTCGATATAGTCTGCATATCCATTTCATCACCACAGGATACGACAGTATCAGGTTGGTAAGCCTTAATAAATTTAGCCACAGCCTTGACTGCTTCTACATCGTGGTACGGTACCTGCAGGTCTGAAATACAGACTATAGTTTTCATTTCTTTTTGGCTCGTCTCTTATTCTCTAAGCCTACATTTTTCTTTTTGGATAGAACTCTTAGGTTAGA